ATAAACAAAGAGAGAAATTATTTAAAAAGTTATTTGGATATTTTAATCAAGGTAACTTTAATATGTTGACTAATAAATTTAAAAAATTATTTGAATTTTATAGTCAACCTTCAGTAAAAGATATAATAAAAGAAGCTAGTGCACTTGGAGCACACTTTGATGCGGGTATATTGGATGATGAGGGATTGTATGATTTCTTTAATTCATTTGATGATTATAAAAGAGTATCACCAAAACATGCAGAAATTTTAGGATGGGAAGTAATTGGTGATATTGTAAACTATAAGAGAGCAACAGACCCTGCATACGATTTTCAATATGTAGCAGATAGAGTTGATACAGTTACATTTGGTAAAACGATAAATCAAAAAACATCAAATGAAGATAGTGTTGATAATCCATATCCAAAGTATAGAAAACATATGACAAATATGGCAAATAAATTAGGTTGGGAAATAGTTAAATTCTTCGGTAAACCTACATCTAAAGTTAAAGATTCTGGTACTCACGATATGAAAACCGCAACAAGAGGTGTCGAGAAAAACAAAAAGAGGAATCTAACATCAGATGGAAAGCCACTTAAATTACCAGAACAAATAGATATAACAAAAGATACAAAGGAGTTACTACTTATGGGCGGAGCCTATGGACATATGAGTCATCCATTTGATGACAATAATCTTACATTTTCAGATTTGAAACAGATAGTTATTAATGGGTTAGGTGGAACTCTTGATAGAGAAGATGGAGTTACAGAGAAACTTGACGGACAAAACCTAATGGTAAGTTGGGTTGATGGGAAGTTGAGAGCGGCCCGAAATAAAGGACACTTGAAAAATCATGGTAAAACTGCACCAACTACGAGTGGTATAAAAAGTATGTTTAGTGGTAGAGGTGATATAGAGAAGGCTTTTGTAGGAGCTATGAAAAATTTAGAAAAGGCTATTGGTAGTTTAAGTGATAAACAAAAAGATAAAGTTTTTGGAAATGGTAGTAAGTGGATGAACTTAGAGGTTATGTATCCTAAAACAGCAAATGTAGTTGATTATGATATTGCAGAAATTGTATTTCATGGTACATTAGAATATGATGAAAGTGGTAAACCAATTGGACAACCAAAAGATAGTGCTAGAATGTTGGCAGGTATGATTAAACAAATGAATCAACATATACAATCAATGTTTAAAATTGGAAAACCAAATTTCTTAACTGTACCTAAACATCAAAATTTTAATAAGATGAAAAATAAATTTTTAGGACAATTGAAAAAATTACAATCTCAATATGGACTGAAAGATAATAGTAGATTAGGTGAATACCATGAAGCATGGTGGAGAGAGTATGTATTCAATGCATCTAAACAATTTAAAGTTAGTTTAAAACCAAATCAATTTGTTAGTTTGGTTAATAGATGGGCATTCTTTGATAAATCATATAAGGTAAGAGATATTAAAAAAGATTATAAAGATAATCCTAAATTTTTAGATTGGATATTAAGTACGGATAAAATGGATCATCAAAAGATTTTTAAACAAAATATAAAACCATTTGAAGTATTGTTCTTTGGTGTAGGTGCAGAAATATTAAAAAATATTCAAGGATATATGGCTGCATCACCAAAACAATCAGTACAGAAAATGAGAAAAGAAGTTATCAGTGCGATGAAAGATTTACAAAAACCTGGTAATATAGATAAATTAAAAAAGTTAAAAATACAAATTGAGAAACTAAGTGCAATTGGTGGATTAGATGCAATTGTTCCAAGTGAGGGTATCGTTTTCAAATATAAAGGAAAGATATATAAGTTCACAGGAGCATTCGCACCAATCAATCAGATATTGGGTAGTTTAAAATTTGGTTAGGAGTTACAATGGCAGGATATAGTAAAGAATCAGAAAGACAGAACGCGGTATTAAAGGATTTATTATCTGGTAAGGAACATACAAAAGATTATATACAAGTAGGATACGAGGGTAAACCAGAAAATAGAGGTGGAGAGACAAGAAAATCAGAATTGTCTGATGTTTTGGCAGCAGTAAGAATGCCTTGGTTTTGTCCATCTTGTAAAAAAGCAATGAAGAAAAAACTCGATGATAGGTTTTGGAGAATAAATGGACATTGTTTTGATTGTCAAATTGAGATGGAAAATAAACTTCGTATCAACGGAGAATTTGAACAATATGCTAAAAAGAAAATTAATGATAATAAGAAGTCATACTTAAAGGATTTAAAACAAAGTATTGATGAATTTGAACAAACAGAGGGAAAGGCAGAATTTCTTAATAGTGTTGGTGTTAATACCCCAGAACTTGAAAAAGAAAAATGGGAAATGGGAGAGGTTCAATTTAGTAAAATAATTGAAGAGGCCCGAGAATACATAACTAAATTAGAAGAGGCTATAGATGAAGAATCAAAGGAACTTGATACTGCCTGAAAGTGTAATAATAGAATTAATGGGAATGGTTTCCCAGTTAGGTAATGTTGCTGCTGAGTATCATATGAAAATTAATAATAGTGATACAGAAGAAGTAACGAGAGTATATAGAATGATGATAGAAAAGTTGATGGATTTAGACGAACATGATAGAACTGGATATTTATCATTAGAAGAGATTTGTAACGAAGTTGGTATTGACTTACCAAGTAAAGGAGAACACAATGGGAATCATAAACTGGATTCTTGAACTACTTTTTGGCGGAAAGAAAAAAGAAGAAGTCAAAAAGTTAGACAAGGCAATAAAGGTAAAAGAGACAGAAACTAAAGAACTTGAAAAGAAAGTTACTGCACTCGAATCTAAGAAGAAAGTTAACAAAAAAGAGGTAGCATCCCTTAAACGAAAGGTAACTACTACTAAGAAACAAATTGTTGAAGCTAAGAAAGCTGTTGAATTTGATGATAGCGACGAAGCTTTAAAATATTTGAAGAAATTTTCTAAGTAGTATATATTTATATATATGAGATATATTATATACATATTACTATTAGTTGGGTTTCTTTATGGACAAACTGAAGAAAAAACTATATCTGTACCTAAATCGGATGTAATTGAATGGGCAAACAAACTCAAACAATACGAAACATCGGATAGTTTACAAACAAGTTTAATTTCAGATTTAGAACTTCAAGTTAAAAAGTTAGAAGAAAATTCTGCTTTAGATTCTTTAATAATTTCAACGAGATTACATCAAATTGATTTATTAAAAGAAACTAATCAACTTTATAAAGAAAAAATTAAAGTTGTCAAACCGAAATGGCATGAGAACAAGTGGTTATGGTTTACTTATGGAGTAGTGGCCACATCAACATCAGTTTGGTTGACAGGTCAGTTAGTGGGCGAATAATGGCAACACAGATAAAAGAAGTAATTAAACAAGAGTATGTAAAGTGTGCTCAAGATCCTGCATATTTTATGAAGAAGTATTGTGTAATACAACATCCAATACAGGGTAAAATTCCATTTTCTTTATATGATTTTCAAGAGAAAACTGTAAATGAGTTTCAAGAAAATAGATTTAATATTATCTTGAAGGCACGACAACTTGGTATCAGTACATTAACTGCTGGATATTCTTTATGGATGATGACATTTCATCAAGATAAGAATGTGTTGGTTATTGCTACAAAACAAGAAGTTGCTAAAAACTTAGTAACAAAAGTTAGAGTGATGCACTCAAACTTACCAAGTTGGTTGAAACAAAAATGTGTTGAGGATAACAAATTGAATCTTCGATATATGAATGGTTCACAGATTAAGGCAGTTTCTTCAGGACCTGAAGCAGCTCGTTCTGAAGCTCTATCATTATTGATACTTGATGAGGCAGCATTTATTGATAAGATTGATGATATATGGACTGCTTCACAACAAACACTAACTACTGGTGGTAGTTGTATTGCACTTTCTACACCTAACGGAGTTGGTAATTGGTTTCATAAAAATTGGGTTGATGCAGAAGAAGGTCGTGGAATGTTTAATTTTATTAAATTACATTGGACGGTACATCCTGATAGAAATCAAGAGTGGAGAGATGAACAAGATACTTTATTAGGATTACAGAGTGCAGCACAAGAGTGTGATTGTGATTTTATTACTTCTGGTACTTCAGTAATTGATGGTGTATTATTAGAGAAGTGTAGAGAAACTCAAGTTAAAGAACCAATTGAAAAACGAGGTGTTGATAGTAATTGTTGGATATGGGAACCGCCTAATTATTCAAAAACTTATGTGGTAACGGCAGATGTTGGTAGAGGTGATGCAGCAGACTATAGTGCATTTCATGTTATGGATGTAGAAAAAGTAGAACAAGTGGCAGAGTATAAAGGTAGGATTCCTACAAAAGATTTTGGGAATATGTTAGTCAGTATTGCAACAGAATATAACGATGCTTTACTAATTATAGAAAACAATAACATTGGTTGGGCAACCATCCAACAAGTAATAGATAGGGATTATCCTAATCTATTTTATACAAGTAAAGATTTAAGATATGTCGATATTGCTCATCAAATGAACAATCGATTTAGAAGTGAAGAAAAGAAAATGGTGGCTGGATTCAGTACCACTATGAAAACTCGACCTTTGATTATTGCAAAGTTAGAGGAATATTTTAGGGATGAATCAGTAACGGTTCGTTCCAATAGATTGATAGATGAATTATTTACATTTATTTATCTAAACAATAGAGCAGAGGCAATGAGAGGATACAATGACGATTTAGTCATGTCTTTTGCTATTGGTTTATGGGTTCGTGATACTGCTTTAAGATTACGAACAGAAGGAATTGAATTAACAAAGAAAACACTTGATAGATTTCAAGATATAGATGGACTATACACTCCCGAAGACAATGATAATGGTGAATGGGATTGGGAAGTAGGCCACGAAAGAAAAAAAGAGTCGTTAAAGTGGCTCTTATAAGTGAGGTAAAATATGGCAGATAAATCATTATTTAGTCGATTACAACGATTATTTAGTACAAATGTAATTGTAAGAAATGTTGGTGGTAGGAAACTAAAAATAGCCGATACAGAACAAGTTCAATCACAAGTGAAATCACATTTGGTTGACAGGTATTCTAAATTACATAGTGGGTTGGATATGGCGAATAGTGGATATTCCACACACGCACAAATGCAGGCTGCACGATTAGGGTTATTTAAAGATTATGAAACGATGGAGGCAGATTCAATAATTGCATCTGCACTTGATACATACGCTGATGAATCAACAATGAAAAGTGCGTATGGAGAATCGTTAGAAATACAAAGTGATAATGATCAAATAAAACAAATACTACATAACTTATTCTATGACATTATGAACATAGAATTTAATCTATGGCCTTGGGTAAGAAATATGTGTAAGTATGGAGACTTCTTTTTGTACTTAGATATTAGTGATAAGTATGGAATTCATAATGTAGTTCCAATGTCAGCTTATGAACTAATTCGTTCAGAGGGAGAAGACCCAGAGAATCCTTATTATACAAAATTTTATTTGGAAGCAATGGAACAAGCTCATCCTTATTTTGCTCGTTCAACTACAAATAAAAAGATTGAATTTGAGAACTTCCAAATAGCACATTTCAGATTAGCCAACGATAGTAATTTATTACCTTATGGTAAATCAATGGTTGAAAGTGCTCGTAAAGTATGGAAACAAATTACATTGATGGAAGATGCGATGTTGATTCATAGAATCATGAGAGCACCTGAGAAGAGAGTTTTTAAAGTTGATATTGGAAATATTCCACCAAACGAAGTTGACAATTATATGCAACGAATAATCAACAAAATGAAGAAGACACCTTTTATGGATGACACAACGGGTGATTATAATTTGAAATTTAACATACAGAATCTTACAGAAGATTTCTTTATGCCAGTTCGTGGTGGAGATAGTGGAACACAAGTTGAATCATTACCAGGAATGCAATATGAAACCACAGAAGACATTGAGTATTTAAAAAATCGTATGTTAGCGGCTTTAAGAATACCAAAAGCATTCTTAGGATATGAAGAAAGTCTTGGAAGTAAAGCAACACTTGCAGCAGAAGATGTAAGATTTGCTCGTACCATTGAAAGAATACAAAGAATTGTAACAAGTGAATTGACAAAGATTGCAGTTGTTCATTTATATGCACAAGGATATACAGATGAAGAACTTGTAAACTTTGAATTGAAATTAACTAATCCATCTACAATTTATGAACAAGAGAAGATTGAATTGTGGAGTAATAAAGTTAATTTAGCTCGTGATGTAAAAGACAATAGTTTAATGTCAAGTGATTGGGTGTATAAAAACATTTTCAATTTTACAGCAAAAGAACAAGATGAACTTGAAAAAGAATTAATAGAAGACCAGAAACAAAAATTTAGATATGAACAAATTGCTGTTGAGGGTAATGATCCTGCCGATAGTGGTGATTCAATTGGAACACCAAGTGATATGGCAGCAATTGGGATGAAAGATGCAGAGGGAGCCCAAGATGCAGAACCACCTGAAACTTTAGCGGGTTCTATCTTTGATGACGAAGGTGGAGCACCTGAAGGTGGATTTGAGGGTGCAGGAAGACCAAAAGAAGTAACTAAATATGGTAAAGATGGTAGTGCAAGAGGTAGAGAACCACTTGGTAGACCAAAAATACCTATGGCTTTAGCTCATTTTGATAGATTAAAAAAATCTTTTGGGAGTAAAGCGAGAGAAATATTAAAAGAAACAATTGAAAGTGAAGAAATAGATAAAGAATATAAAGATTTTACGGAAGATAAATAACGATTATTTGAAGTTTTTATATTTATTTATGTATAAACTTATCATGAATGGAGTGTTTGATGAATTATAACAAGAAGCACAGTAAAATAAAAAATACTGGAATTCTTTTTGAATTGCTGACTCGCCAAATCACTGTTGATGTACTTAATGGTACAGAAGATAGTAAGGCAGTTAAGATTTTAAAAGAAAC